CCTTGCCCCCACAGCCAGTGGGCGATCCGATAGGCCTGAAGTGCCTGATATCCCTTGAAAAACAGGATCGGCTGCAAATAGCGGTGGCAGGCCGGATCGCGTTCGTGGGTGGCCACAAGATCGGTCCGGGCAGCCTGCCCCAGACCGGGATCGTCACCGTAGGCCTCATCGGCGATTTCGCGCAGGATCTGTTCGCTCATCTCGCCCGATGCCAGCTTCAGCGAAAACCGGTAGGCCAGCGCACGCTCCATGCTCGCGTGGTGCAGCAAGCCGGAGTGTATCAGCCCGCCAAGCAGCGGTTCGTTGCGCACAGCCGCCCGTGCCTCGTCGCAAATGCGTGACCAGACCGGGTCGACTGCCGCCATCAGGGGTTTCTTTTCGGCCATCGCCATTCCTCACTGCGTCGGTTGCCTACCAGCATATCGCGAGAAACCTAATTCGCCAAACCTCGGATAGTAAGAGGTCGCGATCAGTCTTTTTCCGGCCCGCTTTGACGACCAAGGCCAGACCGGCCCACATTCGACCGAAAGACACCGCGCCTACGCTGCGGGAAGTGCAATTTCCAGATAATGTACCGCCAACCGCACTGTCCCGCCGGAAAAGTCTCCCCCTGTCGCTGTCAGCAGCAACGCAGTGGGGGCCCAGAACGTCATCGGCTGTGACAGCATCCCGCGCACCCAGCTTCCCTGCGGCAACCCGATACCGGAACCGAAGCGGTCCGGCGAATCGCTGTTGCCAAGCTGCCAGGTTGCAAGCGTGCCCGTAACCTCCGAGATCACGCGCCCGCTAACCCCGATCACCATCGCATGGCTTGGAATGATGGCAGCGGTCACGGAGGATGCCCCAGGCGCAATCACATGATCGGTTTCCAAGACACCTGCCAGCATTGCCGCACCGCTTGCCGCCAGTGTAAGCGCGCCGGCCAGCCAATCGACGCCGTCGTGAATGGCACTTCGGCCCTCGTCGGTGACGAACGCACGCCACCCAAATTGCGGCTGCGCGAATACCCACCCCCCGTTCGAGCCGATGGCCACCTTTCCGTCCTGGCCAGCCCAGGCGTTGACGGCCCCCGCTGGCACGCCGTAGCAAAGACCATCGACAACGGCTGCCGGTGGCATCGTCACGGCGCGCGAGGCAAGGACGAGATTAACCAACCCGTCAAGCCGCATCAGGCTTTCGTTCACGGTGACATGCTTTTGCGCCTGCGCGGGTTGCAGAAGCGGAAGCGCCAATCTGTTGGTATCAGTCATTGATTTCGATCCTTGCAAATGGTCCGACGCCGAAGGCGGCGGAAAGCTGGCCCACCTGAATTTCGTACGCGCCCGCCGCGATGTCGGCGGCTTTCATCGCGGCCGAATAGCTCCATTGCGCGCTCAGGGTGGTGATTTCACGCAAGATGCTACCGCCTTGCAGTACGCGCACAAGGTAGCGCTCCTCGGTCTCTCCCAGCGGCACTTCGGTGCTTGCCCAGGTGTCGCCGTCAATGCGCGTGCGCCGGACCCATGAAACCGCGGTATCGGAGCCATCGGCAACAGCGCGCAAATGGCACGGTGCGTAGGGTCGCAGCCCAGCCCCGTCAAAAGCTTCCGCGAGATGCGAATAGGATTGATCGTCGAAGGGCAGCCGCGCACTTCCGATCCGGTAATGTCGCGTCAGCCCGCGTGCGTTTTGCGCCAGCGAAATCTGCTCGACCGCAGCGTTCAGGATCACAACGGTACTTCCTACCGGCCAGACATCGGGCATAGTGCCATCTGTTCCGGCCTGCCCGCGCAACCGCTGGCTGATTTCCCAGACCCCGGGCGCCACAAGAGTGGCCGCTGCAAATTGCAGCAATTCCCAGTTCCCGGCGCTTCCGTCTCCGATTGCGACCAGATTTGCACCATCGAGAAGTCGCGCCTCCGATACCGATTCCAGCGCGTCTGTCGACAGTTGAAGGCGAAGCGGTTCGCCACGGTCCCGAACCCCAACCCGAGCCGCGAAAAGCGGTGTCAGCGTCCGGCCTATCGTAGCGCGCGCCGCGATTGTTCGGTTCAACTCGTAACCATCGTCCTCGATGCTCGAATAGATCGCCACGGTACCAGGCCATGGCTTTGCCGTTATTGCAAGATGCGGCGCAAAAGGGTCTTCGGCGCCCGTCATCAGTGGAAGATCAAGGAAAACTGGAAAAACCGGGGCCGGGACGACAAAGTTCCGCGCAGTGATTTCTTCCTCGGCTTCGTCCGAAGGCACATAGACTCCGCGTTCAACCCGAACTGCTTCCACCTCCAGCGCGCCGGCTTGCTCTATGCGATCAATGCGGTACCGCCCTGAAATCTCGTTGGTAGCAAGCTCGATCACATCGCCCGTGCCGATGTGCGCAAGCGAAGGGGGAAGCGAAAACTTGGCAACGTCGCGCGCCACGCGCGCTTCCGTCAGCCAACGCTCCACGATGCGGCGCGCCTCGGACCGGGTCAACGCGAGCTGCAGTTCTGTCTGCGCAATCTCGCCGCCAATTTCGTCCGCGAGAATTGCCTCAACCGCGCGGGTTTCGTAGTCGCCATTCGCCTCAACGTAAGCCAGGCGAACGCGGCCCGCCGTCTCCGCATCGGGGCTGCGCGAACGCTGGATCCGGACGCCCTCGCCCAAGGCCAGATCATTCGCATCAATGCGGTGTTCAACAATGCCATTTCGCATGCGAAACACGACCTTGCCATCACGTTCGCCTGCCTCGAACCCGAAAGCGAGCATCAGCGACTGAAGCGCTGCGCGACCGCTTTCGCCGCCAGAAAGCGAGTACCCCTGTACGAGTCCGTAAAGCGCCGAAACGTCGATGTCCCTAAGCCCAGCCGCGTCGCAGATTTCTGCTACGACATTGCCCAAAGGCTGCGAAGACACCCTGCCCGAGATCCAGTGACCGCGCGCGTAGTTATCGCCGTCGGACCAGATTTCTGTCAGTCCCGGAAACTGCGGGAAGGGCCGCGCATCCCATGCCCAGACATGTGCCCGGTCAAGGTCCACCATGCGCCCGTCAAATAGGGTGGAGGCTGGGTTCGCGGTCGGATCCGACCAGAAATCCATCACGGCGCGCAGGTATTGCATCTGGATCAATTCATCGCGGCGGCCGTCCGAATAGTACGGCAACGCAGATTCAGAGCTTTTCGGATCCAGGAATTTGTTTGGCTGATTGGTCGCCTTGTCAATCGCCGCGCAGCCAATTTCCGTGAACCAGATCGGTTTCGACTGCGGTATCCACGGGGTCGCACTTTGAAGTCGCACGCCATCAACCCGGTCATGGTGCGCGTTTTCCCACCACCCGTGCAGGTCTTTCACCCGCCAAACCCAGGCCTCGCCATAGGCGTCATCAGTGATTGGCGTGCGCAGCTGCGCATCACGATGTTCGCGTGACGCATAGTACCAGTCGAACCCTTCGCCGCCGGCGATATTGGACTGCAGATATTCCAGATCGTAAATGGACCCCCAGTGCGCATCGGCATGGGACTCGCCGTCGCGCCAGTCTGAAAGCGGCATGTAGTTATCAACGCCGATGAAATCGATATTGCCATCTGCCCAGAGCGGATCGAGATGAAAAAATACGTCGCCGTTGCCAGGGTGATAGCCGAAATATTCAGACCAGTCCGCCGCGTATCCGATCTTGCAGTCTGCCCCCAGAATGGCGCGCACGTCGGCCGCAAGCGCGCGCAAGGCACTCACCGCCGGAAAGCTGTTGCCCACACCGCGGATTTGCGTAAGCCCCACAAGCTCTGACCCGATACAGAAAGCATCCACTCCACCCGCAAGCTTGCACAGATTTGCGTAGTGCAGAATGAAGCGGCGCAGCGTCCATTCATCGGGGCCGGTATAGACGACCTCACCGGATACGATCTCGAAATCTGCCGCAGACGCCGTTCCAAAAAACGCTGCCACCTCGTCCTGTGCGGCGGCGGTCCCGTCGGGGCTTCCAGCGCGCCCCGCCGCAACAGACGTTGTGATGCGCCCACGCCATGGCAACACCGCCTGCTCGGCCCCGCCCCAGGGGTCAGGCAAAGCGTTCCCCGCGAGCTGATCCATCAGAATGAATGGGTAGAACATGACCGATATTCCGTCATCGTTCATACGCTTGATGGCTTCAATCACGGATGCGTCCGCCGGAGTGCCGCCATAAACCGCACGGCCCTCCCGCAGGCTCACGCTATCGGCACTGCTGCGCGCCTGCCCCGAAACGCGCCATGGCATGTTGACGCCGTCAAGATCGTGGCGGTCAACCTTGGGCTTTATGCTGCAGGCACTGGCGCGCAGGTCATCACCAAACCACGATACCACCAGCGAAACAGAGCCGCAGTTTGGCAATTCCCCCGTCAGCCGCGCAAATGAAACCGCAAAGTCCGTTTCACCAAGGGGCGAGTGCACGTTGGCTGACACACTCTCTCCCAGCCCGTAATCGAAATGTACCGGGGTAGTCGCCAGCGCGTACTCTCCCGTGCCTGGGATCATCGCCACCGCGCGCAGACCGCTCGTCAGATCCGGCACGGCATCTATTGCGTTCCCCTGCGCCCGGCGCATGACCTCAAAAGAGAATTGCGGCACCCGGTTGCCAAAATCTGCGAGTTGGAGATCTTCAAAGACCACATAGGCGATACCTCGAAAGGCAGTTGCCTTGCCCGCGCCCTCAACGGCTTCGATCTTGGGGTCGACAAGCTGCGTTTGCGACCCAGGGTACACCCGCATGTTCAACCGATCGGGGGCGATCTCAACGCCATCCGCCCAAACCCGTCCGACGCGCGTGATTTCTCCCTCGCAAAGTGCCACCGCCAGGCTGACGGAATAGCTGAACTGGGTCGTGTTCGGCCGCGGCGAACCCTTTCCCCCACTGCGAGACGCGGTTTCGGCAAAGCGCGTGGCCCAGATCACCTGCCCCGGCATCCGCATGCGGCCCCAGACACGCGCAACCGGGGCGCCTTCTGACGCCCCGGTTATCTTGAATCGATCGATCCGGCCAACCTCGACTGCGGCAGAACCGGCTCCCAGCAAACGTTGATCCAGCACCCGCCCCAGCGTGGCGCCAACGGCGCGGCCGATGACCGCGCCGGACAGGCCCAGCACCGTGCCACCAAACCCCGCCCCAATTGCGGCACCCGCCGCAGACAGCAAAATGGTCGCCATCACGACGCTCCTTCAGGAAAGTGAAAACGCGCCACGATGCGGCGACGCCAGGGTGCGGAAAGCGGGCTTTCGACAACTCCGTGCCCTGAATAGGCATGAATGAATGTGGGCTCGGCGCCTACCCGCGCCAAAACGCCGAGATGCTTTGCAACCGCGCCTGCGCGCATCCGAAACAGCAGCACTTCGCCGGGATCCTGCGGCAGCAGCCCGCTTTGCGGGACCAAATGGCGTTTCGCGGCTTCCCAAAGCCGCTCCTCGCGCGATGCCTCCGACCAGTCAGCGCTGTATGCGGGTACGGCTTCCGGTGCCGAGCCGTATAGTTCCAGCCAGACACCGCGCAGCAAGCCGAGGCAGTCGCAACCCGCGCCCTTCGTGGCATGTTGATGCAGATACGGCGTACCCAGCCATCCGCGCGCTACTCCCACCACACGCTCGCCAATCATCGCCAAAGGCTCCCGCCGTCGTTCACCCCGGCGCGGGTCGGATAGGTTGTCAACCAGTCATCCCCCGGAATGTGCGGAAAGCCTCTGAAATTCAGGAAGTTGGAAAACTTCAGCCGGCAGGTATCCGGACGCCGGTCACAGCCGGCCTCAATGCGCAGCATGTCGCCTTTCACCACCTCGGCGGGCAATTTCTGCCACAATTCCACCGCCCGCCCACCCGACGCCAGCAGCCGGTCATTCTTGACCACACCGGCAATACCGGCCGCGACGCCTGTCAAAATCCGCAGGCGACCCTTCTCGAACCACCGGTCCGCAAAGGCATCCAGATTGGAGAAGCTGAACACCCGGCCATCCGCAACCTGTTCCACCGCGATCTCGGTCGAATAGCCGGGCGCGGTCAGATCAAAGCCACAACGCGTATCGCCCAGAACCGCGGAACACCCCGGATGGAAAATCATCCCGGTATGCTTGCCCAGACTGTCTGTCAGGCTGCGCAATTCCGCACTGAAGGCGCCATCTCCGCGCTCGATCTCACCAAGATGCCCGCGAAAGATCAGCGCCCGTTCGCTGACATTCATCCAGTTCACCTGCCAGATCCGCACCTCGGCACCATCGTAGCGCCCCGCCATGATGTCAGCTTCGCGGATCGCCTCCGATGACAGCGCTCCGAGAACCTCGGTGTTGTCGACCGAAAGCCCGGTGCCCTGCGACAACGCCTTGGCGGTCATGCCCGTCTCGGGCTGAAACGTGGTGCCGTCAAAAGCCAATGCACAGTCGTGATCGGTAAACCCCAGAGTGCTGCCATCTCCGCGTACCAGCGCCCAGGCGCGGCAGATCGTGGTGGCTCCGGTTTCCAGATGCGCCTTCAACGCCCCGCTGATCGCCATCAGACCCGTACCTCCAGCACTGGAACCTGCGGCAGATCACCTGCCTGAAACGACGCGACCGAAACCTGTATGCGATCGGTGTCAAAACGCACCGGCACGTCGAACTCGAAGCCGGCGGTGATCTGGGCGCCTTTCGCGGGGGCGGTGCCCAGCGTCACGATGCCGGTTTGCAGATCGACCGAGAAATCGACCGCCTCTGCCTGATGGTGCCCCTGCACCCCCACCTTGACGGTGCCGGAAACCGGCTTTGTGATCGGGCGCGCATAGCCTACGCCGCCCGAAACATATGTTTTCGTCAGCGGGAAGCTGACCTTGACCCCATCTCCCGTGCCAATCGCCTGATCGTCGTATGCGATCGTGCGCGACGCCGGGCAGGATTTGTAGTCCGCCCAGTCCTTCCAGCGAAAACCGTGTAACTGCCCCTGCCGCGCCTCGAAAAAAGCTAGCAGCGCCTCGACATCGTCGAGGCTGCGCAGGCCGACACCGGCGTCGTAATGGCGCCGCGAATGCGCCCAGGGCGTGTTGCGTTCCTCAAAGCCGTTGGCAAGCGTCACAATTTCGGTGCGCCGCTCCGGCCCGCCGACCGAACCGAAGCTCAGGTTCGCCGGAAAGCGTATTTCGTGAAATGCCATTGTCCACTCCTCAACGGTTGCGCTCGCCCCGCGCCAGCGCTCGGCTCAGCTGCGCGGCGATCTGGCTTTGACTGCGGGCGAAACCTGCGGTGTCAGGCGTGGAGACATTCATCACCACATTGATCGAGCGCCCTGCCGCCGCCTGCACGCCCAGACGTCCATCAGCGCCGCGCGCCAGCGGCATGATGGCTTCCGGCCCTGCCTCTCCCATCAACCCGCGCCCGCTGCGCATCGCGAAAGAGATCGGAGATGATACGACGCCCCCCCGGGCAAAGGGCATCACCCGGCCCTGCGTGAATGCGCCGCCTTTCTCAAAGGGGAACAACCCGCTCACCAACTCATTCATGCCGTTGGCGATCGTGCCGCCCAAAGCATTCTGGACCGGGCGCATCGCGATGTTGTAGATGCTTTCGGTCATCGTCCTGGCCACGTCGCGCAGCGTTTCCGACAAGCTCTTGCCGTCAAAGATCAGCCCGTCGAATGCGCCGCGCAGACCGCGCCCGATGCTGTTGGTCAGCGTGCCTACCTCGCGCCCGGTAAAAGTCATGCTCTCGCGCATGCGCCCTAGTTCGTCGTTGAAGGCCGAAGCCACCGCCTCGGCACCGCTTAGACTGCGCTCCAGCGCGGCCACTTGCTGGCCCAGCCCGTCAAGCCCGTCCACTTCCGTCATCACCCGTTCCTTTCGCCAGATCCGGCCATCGTTCCGCCAGTTCGTGCAGCCGCGCCCGCGTCAGCGGCGCAGCACCCGCCGCCTCTCCCAGCATCAGCGCCAATTCCGCCGGTGAAAGCTGCCAGAACTCGGCGGGGCGCAGCCCCAGGCCGCGGATGCCCGCTCTCATCAAGCCCGGCCAGTCGAGCCCGCTCATTTGGTGCCCGGCACCGTAAAGGCGCGTGCCAGCAGTTTGGCGGCAATCCGCGCCGCCTCGATCGGGCCGCCGTCGATCTCCAGCACCCGCAAATCGTCAGCCGTACCCTGCCAGCCGCCACCGCGAAGCCCCGCCACCAGCAGCGCCAACACATCGCGTGAGGAAAAACTCCCCCCCTCGAAACGCTGCACCAGTTCGATCAGGCTGCCCGATGCAAGCGTTTCCTCCAGTTCGGCCAGCGACCCCAGCGTCAGCTTGGCCACATGGCGTTTGCCGTCCAGCCAGACCGCCACCTCACCTGCCCAGGGGTTCGCCATCAGAGCGCCGTGAAGATCATGGCGCCCGCCGAAGCCATGCTGACCTCGTAGGTCGCCTCGCCGTTGTGGCTGCCGGCATATTCCACCGACGTGATCATGAAAGGCCCCTGCACGATGCCGAAATCGGGGATGATCACCTGAAAGTCGGGAACCTCGCCGTCAAAGAATATCTGCCGCGCACGCTCGTCCGTCGCCGCGTCCTTGAAAACGCCCGAGCCCGAGATCGAGGCAGACTTGACGCCCGCCCCCGCCAGAAGCTCGCGCCAGCCGCCCTGCGACTCGAGGCTCGTCACGTCCACTGTCTCCGCATTGAAGCTGATCCGCGTGGCGCGCAGCCCCGCGATGGTTTCAAACTGCCCGCTCCCGTTGAGATCGAGTTTAACCAGAAGGTCCTTGCCGTTCTGTGCCGCCATGGGTTTTCTCCGATAAGTGAAGGAAAGGCCCGCTGAACTGTTCAGCAGAACGGCCAATGCCAATGAGTGTTGTTGTTACGCTTCGACCCGCGCCCGGAACGTCAGATCGATCCGGCGCATTTCGCCCGTTTCGACCCGCCGCGCGCGGGCCCGCAGGAACCAAAGCCCCACCAGATGCCCGCGCGCCAGCACCAGCGTCGCGCCTACCAGCTCGTCCGATACCGCCGCCGCCACCGCCTTGGCCGCCTGAAATCCGGCCATGTCGGTAAGCACCGAGACTGCGAAGTCGTGCTCGGCCCCATCGCCCGTGGCATCCGAGGCGTCGCGCACGTCTTCCGGCCCGATGCTGACATAGGTGCCGGTCACGGTGCCCGGCGGAACCGCGTCGTAGATCGCGTCGCCCACAAGCGCGTCGAGCGCACTTGAGGCGCGCAACCGTTGGTAGATTGCCGCCTGCAATGCGGCGGCGGTTGCATAGCTCATTTCACCACCTCTTCTCGCGCAAAACAGGTCAGGTAATGGCCCTCCGGATCGGCCTCGGTCACTGCGAGTATCTGAAAGACCCTGGCGCCGTCGCGAAACCGCTGCTCCGGGCGCGGGCGACTGGCCGATCCCTGCGGCGCCGCGCGCACAGTGATCCGGTAGGGAACCGATGCGAGCGTGACAAACTCACCCGCCCGCTCGCGCCCTGCGCCGGGCTTCACCTCGGCCCAGAGCATGCCCAGCGTCACCCAGTTCAGCGCATGCCCCCCGGCGCCATCAGCCGCTCGTTGCGCCTCCTGCAATTCCAGTTGCCGGTTCAGACGCGGCCGGCTCATGCCCGCCCCCCGAGCACGCGCACGGTGCGCCAACGCTCGATCAGCGCCATCACACCAAATGGTATCGCCTGAGCTTCGCCCATGCCTTCGTGGCGCAGCTCGTAATACTGCGCGGCCAGCAGGAACACCGCCTGTGCCAGATCGACCGGCAAATCGCTCCAGAGCGCACCGAACCCGGCCGTAAAGCCGATCTCGACTTCGCCCCCAACGGGCACTGCCGGCAAGGCACCGCCGCTGCCCTCCAGCCGTGGACGGCTCATGTCGCGCACCAGGCGGTACCGCGCCGGATCCACCGTCACCACGCCTCCCGCCGCATCGCGCAGGCGGACCACGCTGACCGCAGTCACCGGCGCCACCGGCAAAGGCTGCGCCTCATAGCCGCGCCAGGCTTCGAGCGTCAGCAAGAAGTCGCGTGCCAACATCACCTTGGCCGTGCGTCCCTCAATTGCGGCCAGCGCCGCGCGAAGGTAGGCCTCCAGCGCGGTATCACCCGCGCCAACATCGGAAAAGCCGGTTCCCAACCGCAAATGGTCGCGGAACTCAGCCACCGGCAAAGCCGAGGAGGGCACCGCCGTTTCTTCAACCAGCATCATGAGACATCTCCGAATAACGCACCCCGAAGGGAGAAAAGCGGGCGCAGGCCACCCTCACCATCGCTCGGACGGAGGGAGCAGCTAGACAATGGCCAGGGCTCGCGGCCCACGCCCGAGGGGCCGGGATCACCGGCCCCTTCACATGCGCCTTACGACGCCGCGAACTTCAGCAGCTTGATCGCCGCAAAATCGCTGACATCGCCGCCAACGCGCTTGGAGGCGTAGAACAGCACATGCGGCTTGGCCGAGAACGGGTCGCGCAGCACGCGCAGGTCGGGGCGCTCGGCGACGGTATAGCCGTACTTGAAATCGCCAAAAGCCACCGCATAGGTGCCGGACGCGATGTCGGGCATGTCTTCGGCAATCAGCACCGGATAGCCCATCAGCCGCGCCGGTTCACCGGCCTGAAGGCTGTCGCTCCACAGGAAGCGCCCGTCGGCGTCTTTCATCTTGCGCACCGCACCGGCGGTTTTCGAGTTCATCACGAAAGCGCCGTTGGCACGGTATTCGGCATCCAGCGCATAGACCAGATCGACGACCGCGTCCGAAGCGTTGACCGTGGCAAAATCGCCATCATTGCCGGTGGCCACATAACCAAGGCTGCCCCAGGCCCAGGCCGCTTCCGCGACCTTGGTATGGGTCAGAAAACCCTTCGGCTTGTCGATCCCGTCGCCGCTGACAAAAGCCGCCGCTTCTGCGCGGGCGAATTTGTCGGCAATGCGCTGCGCCAGCCATCCCTCGATGTCAAAGGCACTGTCGTCCAGCAGTCGCTGGCTGGCCTTCGGCATCGCCGAAAGCTCGTGCAGCGGAATGCTGATGCGGTCGATCTGCGGCGTGCCGGTTTCGGTCAGGTTCGCCGTTTCCGAGGCCCAGCCCGAACCCATGTCGGTATGGTCCACCAGCACGTCGAAAGACGTCGCCTCGACATTCACCACATTGGCAATCTGGCGGATCGAGGCGGTGGCCTTCAGCACCCCGCGGATCGCCGCCGAGGTCTGCGGGTCAACCAGATAGCCGCCCTCGGCGGAAACCTGGGTGTTCAGCGCCTTGCCTTCCAGTGCAAGCCCCCGCAGACCATCGTCATCGCCCGACCGCAAATAGGCGGCAAAGGCTTTCTGATGCGGCGGCTCGTCATGAGCGGCGGCGGAAAGGGCGGGGCGCCCGGTCGTCATGGTCTTCGCGTTCAACATGCTCAGTCGCTCTTCCTGTTGTTGCAACCTCAGTTTCACTTCGTTCTGCACGTCTTTGATTTCGTTCAGAACTCCGGTCAGCGCGGCTTTCACCTCAGCCACCGGTTCCGGGCCGTCAGACATACCCGTCGCGGCCCGAGCCTTGGTCTCGGTCTTCATCGTCTCTCCACCTGTTTCAAAGGGTTGTGGGGGGCTGGCGCGGCCTAGCGGTCCGCCAGCTTCCGGGTCGCGTCGCTCAGCATCGCGGCCAGTTCGCGCAATTCGTCCGCCTCGGGCTGCGCGCCCTTGGCCCCGACCCGCGCTTGGGAAAGCATCGGAAAGGTCACCACCGACACCTCCCAAAGCTCCAGTTCCGCAAGAAGCCGCTGGCCTTTTGCGTTCTTCTCCGAGGCAACGGTTCGGTAACCGATCGACAGCCCGTCGATCGCCCCCGCGCCGATCAGCGCCGCCGCCTCGCGCGCCTTCTCGATCTCAGGCAGCAAGCGCCCCTTGACCCAAAGCCCGCGCGCATCCTCACGGATTTCGTCCCAAACGCCGATCGGCTGCGCGGGGTCGTGCTGCCACAGCATCTTGACGCTGCCGCCCGTTGCGGCAAGGCGCTTCAACCCCGCCCCATAGGCGCCCGCCAACACCACATCGCCGCCCTGGTCGGGCAGACCGAACAGCGAAGCATAGCCCGAAATCACCGCGCCGTCGGTCACGCTGACCTCATCGCCCAGCCGGCAGAACTTCTGCTCCAGCCCGTAATCGTCTGTCATCATGGGAATTCCCTCACTTCGGGCCATATTCCAGCACCCCTTGCACTGCCTGCGTCAGGATCACGGCCACAACACCGTAGACTGTCATCCAGAGCCGCCGCTCCAACCCGCCGATCATGTTTTCAATCCGCTCCAGGCGTTTTTCCACCTGCTCGAACTGCAACTCCATGATCCGTTCGGTCGCCTCGAAGCGCTGTTCGTGCACTTCGAACGGCGCCTTCAGATAGCGCGAGCCGCCCCCGCCTTCGCTCATGCCTCATTCCTCCGCCAAAGACGGCAGACCCAGCAACGCGCGTTTTTCGGTATCCGTCAGGAACGTCGCCTGCCCCACCCGCGCCCATTGCTGGTCACGCTCGGCCGCCAACGCTGGGATCTGGTCAAGGTCGGGCTTCAACCCGACCATCTGGCCCAGATGCCCCGAAAGCCAGTAGGCAACCGCCGCCGTAACCCGCGTCGCCAGCGGCAACACCGTCAACCGGTAAAACGCGCGATGCGCCTCCTGATAGTTCGCATAGGTGGCATCGCCCGGTATCCCAAGCAGCATCGGCGGCACCCCGAAAGCCACCGCGATCTCGCGCGCGGCGGCCTGCTTGGTGGCATGAAACTCCATGTCCGAGGGGCTGAACCCCATCGGCTTCCAGTCCAGCCCCCCTTCCAGCAACATCGGTCGCCCCGCATTGCGCGCACCCTGATGATGCATCTCCATCTCGCTCACCAGCCGGTCGTATTGGTCGGGGCTCAGCGCGCCCTGCCCGTCGACCCCCTTGTAAATGATCGCCCCCGAGGGCCGCGCCGCATTGTCAAGCAACGCCTTCGACCAGCTTGACGCGCTGTTGTGCACATCAATCGCCGTCGCAGCCGCCTGCATCGGGCTCAGACCGTAATGGTCGTCCTGCGGATGGAACGCCTTGATATGGCAAATCGGGTCCGGGTGGCCGGTCATGTCAAAACGGTGCTTGCGCCCGCCGACCGCATAGTCATAGGCCACCGGCCAGCCATCCGCCCCCGGCACAATGCTCATGCGGTCGGCGCGCAGCACATGCAGCTCGCCCGGCAACCCGGTTTGCGGCACCACCGCCTCCAGATAACCGTTCCCCGAAAGCAGGATCTGCCCGTAAAGCGCCTCGAACAGCTCCGCCCGCCCCTGCCCCGGATTGGGCCGACGCATCAGCTCGATCACCGGGTGTACGTCATAGCGCCGCTCCGCATCCTGACAGACCAGAGGCAGCGCGGCGGCCGCCTCGGCGATCAGCTTCACACACCGAAACCCGATCGGATTGCCGGTGAACCCGGTGCGCGTCAAACTGCCCACATCGCGCGGGCTCCAGATCGTCCCTCCCCGCGCCGTGCCCGCCGCCCAGGCGATCACCCGCCCGGTCGCCGACGCCTTCTGCTCCGGCACCGCCGCCACCGCGCCGCGGCGAAAGAATTGCATCACCATCTCAAGCTCCTGTCTGCCATGCCTGCCACGCCGCCCACGCGGCACGCAGCAAAAAGGGCCGGGTTGCCCCAGCCCTTCCACCTCGTCACGCCGCGCCCCTCCGTTTCGAAAAGCCGCGCCCAGTTTCTTCTTTGTCCAAATATCCCCGCCGGAGGCTCCCGCCCTCAGAGCCCGCGCACCTGCGGGTTGCGAAAGCGCGCCGCCGGTTCCAGGATCAGCTCGTGCAGCGCCCAGACCAGGGCGTCCACCCTGTCGGGGCTGCCGCGCCCCTCGAACCCGTGCACCGTCATCCGGCACATCTGGTCTTCCAGCGTTCCCAGCCCGCGCAGATGGCGCACCCGGCCCTGCTCGTAAAGCGCCGCCGCAGGCTCGGCCCGCAGCCCCTTGCCGCGCCCGGCCCGCAAACTGCGGTACGGCACCAGCGGGTCGATCTGGCGCAACACCGTCTCCACCAGATCGCCCCCCTGGTTGACCTCGGCCACCAGCCGTTCGGCGCCGTGGCGCTCCATCGCCGCAATCGCTGCGTTGGCCCATTGCACCGGCGTTGCGCCCTGCACCGAGGCGTCCTCCAGCACATAGGCGCGCCAGTTCTGCGGCGGCCCCTGCGTCACCGCGCCGACCACCACGATCCCGCATTCATCCGACGCCTTGCCGCCGGTCACCGCCGGGTCCACCGCCACCACGATCCGGTCGAGCGCCGGGGCTTTTTCAACCCGTGTCGCGTCGATCCCCGCGGTGGTCCACAGCGCGCCGTCCACATCCTCCAGCAGCGCGCCGTCCAGCTCCTGCCGCCCGATCCGCGTGCCGGCATAGCGGGTCCGCACTTCCTCCAGAAACGAGGCCGCCAGATAGGCGCGGTTCGCCTCGGTGGGTGCATGCGTGACCACCGTCGAGGGGTTTTTCAGAATTGCCTTCAGCACCGTGACATTGCGCGGCGTGGTGGTGACAACCTGCTGCGGATGCTTTCCCAGCCGCAGCGCAAACTGCAACATGTCCCAGGCTTCCTCGGCGTATTTCCACTTTGCCAGTTCGTCCACCCAGGCCGCATCAAACTGCGGCCCGCGCAGACTTTCCGGCTCATGCGCCGAGAACACCTGCGCTATCGCGCCATTCGGCCAAACCAGCCGCTTGCGCCCCGCCTCCCAGTCCGGGCGCCGGTCGGGCGGGCTACAGGCAAGAATGCCGCTTTCGCCGAACACCATCACCTCGCGCACCTGATCGAAGGTTTCCCCCACCAGCGCCACATGCTTTGCCCGGCCCGGGTCCAGCGGCCGCGCGCCTTCCACCTGCGCGCGCACCCACTCGGCGCCGGCACGGGTCTTTCCAGCCCCGCGCCCGCCCAGAATGACCCAGCTTTTCCAGGCACCCTCCGGCGCTATCTGATGCGGCAACGCCCAGAAGTCGAACACCCACGGCAGCGCCAGCAACGCATTCTCGCTGAGCTCTGCCAGAAAATCGTCAACCTCCTCCGGCTTCGCGGAGGCAAGCCAGGCGGCGCCCGATCTCATCTCGCGCCGCGTCGAAGTCGATGGCGTAGTCTCGCACGACCCCGGCAACGTTTTTGCGGAGTTTTTCAACTCTGGTCCTTTCATCCATCACCATCTGCAAGGCAACCCGGATGTCGCGCACCGCCTGCACGGCGGTCTTGACCTCGTCTGCCTTGCCCTTTCTGAAGCCCTGAAGCGCCGTGTGCAG